TGGTGCCGCTTCAGCTGGTGTTGGTGCCGCACTGGACTACTTCACTGGTGGCAACTGGGCGCAGATGATCAAAGACAATGTTGTTACTCTATTGTCTATCAAAGATGCTGTCGGCGGTAATCTAGCACTCTTAGCAGACTCAGCGGTGTTTGCGGCTGCGATGGCAGGACTAGGACTTGGTCTTGTAGCATTCTCTATTGGTGGCGTTGCTGGAGCGGCGGCCACTGGTGTTGGTGAAGCACTTGATTACTTTACTGGTGGTAACTGGGCAGAGATAATCAAACAGAATGTAGAGACGTTACTGTCTATCGCACAACTACCCGGTATTGGTGCTGATACTGCAATCTTTGCCGCAACAATGACTGGTCTTGGCGCAGGTCTAGTTGCATTTGCGATTGGCGAGGGCGCCGCTAATATGGCAAATGCTCTTAACATGTTTGGTGAAGAAGATTTCGCTGAACGTATTAAGAGACAAGTTGGTGTTCTTCTTTCTATCACAGATGATCCTAATATCAGTGTAGCAAAAGCTACAGAGTTTACATCGACACTAGGTATCATGAGTGCTGGTCTTACGGCATTCGCTGGTAGTCAGTTTATTGGTGCGCTTGCAAATGCGGCATCAAGCATTCTAGGATTCTTGACTGGCTCTGATTCACCTATCGAAGAGATGGTAAAAATTGCAGATAAAGCAGATGACTTACAAAAGGGTGCTAATGCTCTAGATCAGATTGGCGCCGCTCTAAATAAAATTTCTACATTAAGATTTGATGGCTCTAAACTGAACATTAAAGAGTTTGCAACCGACTTGATGGAATCTATTCCTGCGATTGAAACTGCTATCATGGGCGGTACAGTCGGCGAAGGATTCTTTACTTCTGGTACACAGATTAAAGGTCTAGCATCGGCTGATGTTGACTTTGATACAGCAACATCAAGAATTGGTGAACTAAGAGCCGCTTTTGGTATGAATGCACCAGTCATGGCTACTGCTACTATGGCACCAATCGCAACTGGTGCAGAGATTGAAGGCAGAAGCATACAAGTCGCTGGTCAGGGCGCTACAACAGGTGCGCTACAAGATAATTCTACAGTTGTGCAGTCTACAACTAATAATGTCAGACAACAGACTGCTACTACAGTTGTTCCTGCTACTTCTCAAAGAAGAAGAAGTAGATATGAAATGCCAGTCTCGCAATACGGAGACTTCTAAAAAAAGGGGGGCCGAAGCCCCCCAGTTTCTTACAGATTAGATATTAGTCGTCCTCTGCAAGTTTCTCAAAGAAGGAGAGTGTATCATCATCGTCATCACCGACAGAAGATGAGGCTGTTTCCATCTTCGGTGCTGGTGCAGACTTTTGCTCTGCCATCGGTACTACATTGTCTTCAGCAGTAGTCTTTGGCTTTGCTGATGAACCATCAAGACCAAGAACACGATTCAGTTTCGCTTGCAGTTCAGCATACGACTTGAAGTTCTTACGGTCAAGAAATTCTGACAGTGAGTTGAGTTGATTATAGACTGTTTCAAGACTATCATCATCACCATCAAGAAGCGCAGAAGATCGATCAAACTCTGACTTGTCATAGTTACGATAACCTTCTACTTGACGAATCTTGAGTTTAAAATCAGCACCTTCCCAGAAGTCAAACGGGTTTACAGGTGTTTCATCTTCAAACTCAGGATTCATAGCCTCGTTCAGTTTGTCAAAAATCTTCTTGCCAAACTTATAGAGGAATACTTTGCCTTCATTCTCTGGATTGCCAGGATCTTTTACAACATAGATGTTAGCAATGTAAGTAAGACGACGCTTCTGCTTACGAGCTTGATCTTTGCCAGCCTCAGTGCCATTGTTCCACAGCATTGAGTTGTATTCAGAAACAGGGTCTTTCTCACCAAAAGTAGTCAGAGAGTTCTCAATATACCAACCACCAGGACCTTGGAAGCCGTGATTGAAGACACGAATCCAGGGCAGGTCTTCACCAGCCGCCTCAGGCAGAAAACGAATAACAGCATAGCCATTACCTGCTTTATCTACAGTAGGCGTCCAGAAGCGATCATCAGAAGATGAACCTTCAGAAGGCGAATTGATTTTTTGAGTTTCTTGGACTAGTTTGCTCAGAGAGTTTGAGCGGGACTTTTTAAGTGCGGCGAAATCTGTTGCCATGTGTATATACCTCGTATGTTTGTGTATGTGTGTGTTTGAGTATTAAGTTTGTCCACTATATCATAGTATAAGCTGTATGTCAAGACATTTCTCTCATGTCTTTACGAATAATCATATTGTGCAAATCCCAATCAACCATATATCCTGGTTGTAATCTATTGTGATCTGACCATGCGGCTTCAACTTCATAAGCCTTCAATTTTTGTTTAAGAGTTTCATTCTCCTCTCGTAGTTCCCTAAGTTCACCGACATATGCTTCAACCTCATGATTCATTGAAAACCTCCAATGTTAAGTTTTTGTATTTTGCTTTGTCGATATTGGTATAACTATACAAGAACTTGGAGTATTTGTCAAGCAAATCCAAAAATTCATTCAACATCATATCATCTTGCTTGCGCCAGAGTTTTGCATAATCTACCAAATCATTGAGAATTACACAAGTATTTATGTGTACTTTACTTCTCAAGTAAAATCTGTAGAGTAGCGGATGTCCTTTCTCAGAAGTGAATATATTATTGAAGTTTGACTCAAAGTCATACAATGTCTCTAAGTCTTCTTTATATGTATACGTCAACGATTCAATATTCTTGACATATTTCTTATATGTTATCTCTCCCTTACCATTCATCATATTGCCAATCCACATGTCGTCTGGATGCAGAATGATGTTTGATATGAGATACTTTACAAAATCATCTCTATCAAATCGTTTCGCAACCTTCTCAAATGTCCAGCGATCTTTGCGAGACATGTAAGATGATTCTGATACTTTCATCTTACCATTGTAGCGAAAGTAGTCATAACTCTTTTGACGAAAATGATTTGTAACTGCTAGATATGTTTGATATGCCTCAAAGCCATTCATCAATATGCCCAACAGACAAAAGAGTATCGTGTACCTTGTGTAGCTTCAGTAACTTCATGCGGATAAAGAAACAGACTAGGCCATGCGACGATATCACCCTTGCCTAAATCAACAGAATAGCCATCCCAGAACGTAAGTTTTGCTCCTTCATAATCATTATTAAGATTGCCAATGACACTTACAATAGGAATACCACGCTTTTCTCCATCAAATATATCACGAATATGATCCGTGTGTGGTCTCATAATCTGATTTTCACCATATCTGTTGAAACGTACGGTACTCACATTGAATAAAAAATTGCCCGCCTGTGTGTTATTTTGATAATTGATCAGGGCGTCTTCAATAAATGGATGTAGAGTACTAGCATCAGCATGAAGAACACTCAATTCTCTATCATATGATTCAACCTCATCGTTAAGTGGATTGCCCCAACTATGTTGTTGCCAATCACTATTTTCAATATTTTTGACGATGCTATCACATATGTTACCAGGAATCGCTTCACGTTGAATGTGAATCATTTCTTTGAGTGTGGTATCTTGCATTATCATATGGGCAACTTAGCTCCCTTAGGCAAAAAGTTTAAGTTTTGTGCTTCAGCCTCAATCTTAGATTTTAGAACAGCATTGATTAGTTTTGCGGCAACTTCAATCTCGACCTCATTCTTCTCACAATACCAGACAATAGCGTCCATGTAGGGAATCTTCTTATCAAATGCAATCTCTTCTATAGTGTGAGAGAACTTTGAGGATGTCATTACTTCAAGTGCCATTTCCGAATACCTTGTTATGAGTGTCATGTACTTTAACAAAAGTTGCACACTTTGTCAAGTCTTTGATTCGTCTTGCTCCTGCATAGGTACATGTCGACCGCAAGCCGCCAAGAATATCTTGTATAGTAGCAGTAACTCCACCTCTGTAGGGAACAAGGACTTCTTTTCCTTCTGCGGCTCTGTAGTCTTTGAGTCCACCAAAGTGTTTTTCATTTGCAGTCTCCGATGACATTCCGTAAAAAGATACAAATTTTTTCTCTTCAAAGATAGGTACAAATCTATCAAGTGAAGGAATCTCACCACCTAATCCATCATCATGAACTTTCTTGTATTCACCTGTCTGATAGTGCTTAGTGATAATCTCACCACCACCTTCATCATGTCCAGCAAGCATACCGCCAAGCATTACAAAGTCTGCACCACCAGCGAACGCCTTAGATACATCTCCAGCAGTTTTACATCCACCATCAGCGATAATATGACCGCCAAGACCATGAGCGGCGTCGGCACACTCCATGACAGCAGAAAGCTGAGGGTACCCAACGCCAGTTTTGATACGAGTAGTACAAACACTACCTGGTCCAATTCCAATTTTAACAATGTCAGCTCCATTCAAAATAAGTTCCTGCGTCTGATCAGCAGTCACTACATTACCAGCAATGATAATCAATTCAGGATGGTTTATTCTTAGCATATGAATAAATTTACTGAATCGTTCAGTATATCCATTAGCAACATCAACATTCAGAATGTGTACACCACCACTGGCCAGTTCATATACATTACGAAACTTTTCATAATCTTCATTAGTGCAACCGATAGACATGGCAACATAACACTGTCTCTGACCAACAGCCATACCTTCAGGCAAAATGTCAATATCTCTATCAAAATATTCTACAAGTTCATTTACACTATAAGTCTTTTTAAGACAGGTAGCGATATTAAGAAGTGCTAAAGTATCTGCCATCTCAAGCGTGCCAACACCATCCATGTTAGCCGCCATGATAGGAATGCCACGATAACCTACAGGTCTTTCATCAGTATCAAAGTTTGGATTATAGTTTCTAAAATAGATTACTCTTTCTAAATCAACTTCTTTGCGAGACTCAAGCGTAGATCGTTTTGGTCGAATCAAAACATTATCATAGTCGAGTTTCACTTCATTCTCAATTTGCATTTTCCCACCTATAGAAAATATGATCTTCAATCTTGGCTGTGCGGGTCTTTGTTTTTGCCCACGCAGGTTGCACATAGTACGCATGGTAGTGTGTAGCACCATCTGTGAAATCAATCAAGTACTCATGCTTCACAAGAAATGCGCTTGCAAGAAACTTTATCTCATCGTACAGGTCAGCATCTACCTTGGGAATCTCATCAGACTTACCATCACAATACCAACTGAATTGACAGCGATTGCGAACAGGGTAAAAGACTGTAGGATTCTTCCAAGATCGTCTTGTTGGTCCTTGATAAACAACTTCACAAATTGTATCTGGAAAGCGTTTATCAAACACACGATTTTTCACAACAAATGCTATGGCAATGTGGGCGGCCCTAGATTGATTTCTGGCTTCCCAGTAGATATTATCTGCTAAACATTTGACTTCTTCTGGTGTATGTGTGAACTCTGCATGGGCAGGTGGCGCACACATAGGCAATGCCATAAGAGACATGAGTAGTAGTATCTTTTTCATGCTCTTAATATACACAAGTCAGCTATGCCTGTCAATACACAATCGTACTTTGGCCAATAGAATCTTTTGCTATCTTCTTTGGAAGACAATAAGCTGTGATTTTCTGTCCTTGTCTATGCAACGCTTTAGCAAAGTAGGTACATCTATCGATATCGTAAAAATGCATGTCTTTTGATTTCAGTGCTTGATCTTCACCAACACCTACAAACACCATCAATGTAAAAACATGAACGATTTCCATCTTAGCCCTGCATAGATTTTAGTGTGAGTATCAGAAGTGTAATAAGACCAGCGCATACACAGAATGTCAAGAAGTATGCGAAATATTCAACAAACTTCTTTCTTAGTTGCGCTTGCTTGTAAATAGTCTCTTGTCGTCTTTTACGAATCTGCCCTTCCATCTTGATAAGTTCGTCCCAAGCAGACTGACCCATCGTGTACTGAATGTATGTTCTCAGGTCTTCTCTTTGTTGTTCGGCCTTTCTTTTTGCGGCGAACATCTGAACGGCTTCTTCTTCAACAGAACCTGCAAAAAGCAGTTTTTTGAAAAGGGGAGGATTTTGGGCTTGTTTCTCTGCCTCGGTGATATCAGATATAGCAGACATCCAGCGTGATAAGTCACCAACCATAGACTCAAGATCACGCCCGATTTCAAAGCCCTTTTTGATGGCCGCAAATGCGCTGGATGCGGCCGCGGCTGCGGAAATGGGATCTAACATTGTTACCTCTGTGAATATTCTTACGGCATAATAAAATCACAGATTCAAATACAATATCAATTCGCCAGTGGGTTGTCTAAAGCCCTCTGTAGCTTCTTATTTAGTCGATCTTCAAGGTCTTTCATCTCAGTTTCTATGTTCGTCTGCAATCTATCTTTTGCTTGGTCATAGTCGTTCTGAAGTGCATCTCTCTTGTTTTCGAATCTTTCTTCTGCGTTCTGAACGATGTTACGAACATCACTTTCTGTATCTTTCAAGTCGTCTTCAACTTGATCAATGATTTTTTCCATACGAACAATGTCATCTCTCAAGTCGTTCTTGATATCAGATACACGATCAGCGGTGCTATCCATGTTCTCATTCATCAACTTGACTTCTTCTTTCAAAGCTACCATTTCTGTATTGAGAACTTCCATTTTTTTGTCAAACCCAGAAAGGTCGGGCGCCACATAGTTTGTGATCATCTCACGCATGTCCATGTAGTCTTTGTAAAACTCAAATGCTGCCCAAGCACCACCACCCAAAGTTGACAGTGCAGTAAGAACTAAGAATATTTTGCCGCCTTTGAACTTGACGCCAGCAATTTCCATTTCTGTTTGTTCTGACATTTACTCCTCGTTCTGCAACGCCTGCAATCTTGCTAACTCTTTCTCAAGTTTTAAAATCTCTAGTCTCTTCTTCTTTAACTCAAGTTGGTATAGCGTATTACAGTTTATTCTCTCTCTAGGTTTGTCTAGTGGTATCGTAATTCTTGCATAAACACCAATGTCTTTTGTTGATGCACCACTTGATCGATCACTACTCAAAGGACTCTCATAATTATCAATTATTCCTGTGACGCCAAACTCAAGTTCAGTTGCTCCGCCAATCGCATTAGAACAATCTAAATCTCCTGCACGAAACTTATCAGAAGCATAGTTTCCTGAATTGTTCGGCAACTGTAGATTCAACGAACTACTGTCAGCGTATGCATTCGTACAAATCAATAATGTCAACATGAATAAAAGTTTTTTCATGATATCAACTTTTAAATTTCGAACATATCATAGACGATACAGAACTCTTTGACTTTGATCTAGAACAAAGATATACCGCCTTCAACCTATCACTTTCTCTGATGTACACTTCAAACTTGATACGAGAGAGATAGTCTAGTCTAAGAATACTGTATGAAGATACAAAAGGTATCGGCTGCATATTCTCATCTAATACTGTAATCTCGTAATATTCAACATCTACTCTCTTGTTGAACATCTGCATCTCAGTCACTAACAGTCCGTCATATGAAGAAAATCTCCACTCAGGATATGTTGGTGTCATCTCATGTGCATATGATATAGTCGAGAAAAATAATAAAAGTGTTACTATTATATAGCGAATCATGTTACTGTGCGATGCAAACCGCCTCTACTGTAGCTTCGTAGTTACCACCAGGAAACGCTCTATTACCACCGTTTACAGCAACTGACGTTGATTTAAACCAAGTTGATCCAGTAGCAGTCAAATCATACTGTGTAGTTTGGCCAAACGTGACTTTGTTTGTTTCGTATGATCCCATATTTGTAGAATCTGACACTGCACTCACTTCTGTAGAACCAGTCCATGTTACCGTATCATTTAGAGACGGGCTGCTAGAGAATGAAGTCGGTGTTGTGATTTGTGCATAATATGCATCTGCTAGTGTGACATCAAAACGAACAATAGGCTGTACACCACCGTCTGACGCCGCTGTTGTAAGGGTGTATGCATTAGGGTTTCCGTAAACACCAGCAGTATCTACAGAAATCACACAACGAGACTGGACACTGCCAGTGATAGGAACATCAACTGCTTGGGCTGTTCCAGAGATGAACATACCAGCCATAACAAGAAATAGTGATTTTTTGAACATCTAGTTCTCCTGTTTAGTCATACTGCATGTCTATCATTTGTTCATGCAATATTTGTTGTGCTAGTCCGTTTCTTAAACCAGCTTTGCTATCTTCTAACTTCTTATCGACAAGCACAATCGTATCTTTGTACTCGCCTCCTCTTATGTTTGCTCCATAATATGGCGTCATTTGAGTAGCATCATTGATCTGTTGTATTCTAAGATTTTCATTGAACAATGCTGTAGCATCAATGACAGACATCACTTTTTCTAGTCTATATTTTCGTTTCTTCTCTTCTGCTTCTTCTTCGTCTTCTTCTTTTTCTCTGTCAACTTGCTCCTCGTTTTCGTCAACAAGAAGTCTTTCTTCTTCATTTAGACTCACATACTCATCTTGTGTAGCATCATATATCTCTATCTCGGGTGTTTCTGGCACAACTGGCACAGGCGTCACATATCCAGGACAGTTTGGATCAAACTGCGGATCATAACAAGGTTCAACTTTATAGCTGTATATCACAGTAGCATCTTCAACTGATGCATTACCTTCTACTTCAATAGAACCATCACCCCAAGCCGCTCTAGGTATATTGGGTATCACAGGAACTACTTTTCGTATTTCAGTACCACTTACAGAGCCAGGATTCCATTCATCTGTCTCACGAAAGATGTAGCCTGTTCCATTTGCATTCTCATTCTGTACATGAACTTTTG